ACTATCCAGAAAGCCTGAGCCAGCACTTACCTTGGCGTACACGCCACTACCCGTGTATTCCAAGGGGTCTTGTCCAGCTTGGAATGCATAGGAATTGTTATTGAAATTGACAGCTTTCCAGTTGCCAGCAGTAGGGGCAACCGTGGGAGAAATATCTGCCAATGTTGCTACATAGCCTTTGAGGATTTTATTATCGTCTGTAAAAGAATGTAATTCTGCAGAGCCATCAGAATTGATATGCTCATGGATTTGGACAATTCTTGGCAGACCTGTAATTGCATCTGAATCAGGTAGCCAGCCTTTGCGGCTTTCAATGCTACCCTCTTTAGAGATTACACAATTAAAGGCTTCAGAGGCCCACGATACGTCCAGCCCTACGCCGTTCTCTTGGTTATTCAAACCAAAGAAACCGGGAGCGGCAATTGAAACGGATTTGAGTTCTTGAGCCATTAGCTAACTGTCCAATCGGTTTCCCCCGGAACCCTAGCCACATCAAGTGCAATTTGGTAGCTGAGGGCATTTTGATACAACACGTATTGATCTGTGGTTTTAATCCCTTGGTCTTCACCCCGTTCCGAAATTGCACGTGCCCATGCACCCAGAATAATGGGCAGTGATGGTAGAGAGACTATATCGGTAGGGTTCACTAATTCCGGGTCTGGGATAAATGCAGGAATCTGTAAGGTATAAATCTGGTCTGGAACAGGGAATAGTTCAAACTTGGAATCCGTTCCATCAAATCCGATTACCCGGTAATTGTTGGGAATCGCATTGGTTTGGGTAGTTACCCATTTATATTCTTCAATTAAATCTCCCGACATCGGGTAGAGATAACCGGAGGTAGTCGCATTGAACATGCGATTATCTTTATCTTGAAATTGGAAATACTGGCCGCTGCCAGTTAAGGTATAGAGTTGTTGACCGGGCACAGTTACCACCGTTAAGGTACGGCGGAGCGCAGTCCATCGCCAAGCATCTTCTACTTCCCGCTTGGTTTCATTTACAAAGTCTAGGATCAACGCAGCATAGGCGGAAGAGAAGTTAGTTACCTGACTTTCTCTTAGCCGCCTAAGTACGGCATTAACCAGTGTTAATGCGGTAGCCACGATTATGCCTTACTCTTAGAAGTTTCTTCCTTTGGAGTTTTTTGAGTCTCCAACACTTCAGTATAATCAGGATGCTTACGCATTTGCTCCACATCATATGCAGTAGCAAATTCATAAATCTGTCCCGAAGAATTGTCTTTAAATTTAGCCATGTGAACCTTATACAATGAAGTTGGGTCGGGCGAGAACAAAATACACCTTTGGGGTGGTAAGAGTAACAGTTGATGCAGTGTTATTGACGTATGCAATCGTGACGGTATTCGCCGCCGACACATAGCCAGTCATTGCCAAACCATTTTGAGATACACTGGTGGACACACCCAGCACTTGGTCGCCAAATTTGGCACCGGGAACGGTTACATTCGACAGAACGTTGGCACCCGTGGTGGGGGCTACGTTGGACGATTCTCTAAACGAGACTGCCCAGACTTCATCAAATACACCATTGAATTGTTGTTTGCCACGTTGAGTGACAATATTAGTAACAGCCATAATTATTCCTCTCTAAAGGGTAAGTAATAGAGGCTGCAATAGCAGCCCCTACTTAATTTCTATTACGGAGAAACAATCAGTGCAACGGCAGCGTTGTCACGCAGTTCCAACAGACCATAGATGGTATCGCAAACAACCGCAGTACCCAGATACTCCAGAATGTAATCCGATTGAACCCGGACTTCCAACTGTTTAATGAGTACCATACAATCTTTATGGCCCAGCAAACAAACCCGATTGCTACCCGTGGTCGTGGTGGCAGCATTGGAAGTAACCAACACTGGGACGCCATACACGTCACCGATCTGACCATTACGGATGGTGTTCGCACCACCAGCTTCACCCACGAAAGCTTGCTCAGTAAAGCGAGACAGGCCCATCATAGTGTTGCGGGTAGTTGGAGGAACCACCAAGAAACGGTTCGATTGTGGAACGTCCACATCATCCAAACGTTGAATGGCACGGCGGATAGCCGCATCAGTCAAGGCACCCATACCAGTTTGAGCGCCATCGGCGTAAGCCGTAGTACCATCAGCACCCGAGAAACCACCAGTATAGGTAGTCAAACCAGAACCACCTTGGAAGGAGGCACCCAGAGCGATCAAATCAGAATCAATTTGTTTCGCCAATTGATAACCAGCGTCATCAGTGTAGAACGCACGCATCGAAGCCAGTGCTTGGATATCAGCGATATCTTCGTACATTTTCGAGTAGTTATAGTGCTTGTTGATGACTACCGGAATATCCGCGTTAGTCGCAGCATCAAAGCTAACTTGAGTGTTAGCCACCTTGGCGGTAACTGCGCCACGGCTTGGGTTTGGAATATGGACGGTATCGCCCTTTTTACCTACCCAGTTGATTTGCTTAATGAGGTTGGCAACCACCAGATTCGACTGGTAGGATGCAACCACTTCGTCACTCCACAGCTTCGGGATGAAGTTGTTAGCGACTGCGAGAGTTACTTGATTAGTACCTAAGCCCATTTTAGACTCCTTTTAATTATTATTCGCTATTCCCGATTAGCGAACCCTATTTTCCTTGTATGCCAATTGAATCTCAGCATCCATAGAGTTGTACTTATCAGGGTTATGTTGACGTAGCTTAATGAGGTCTGCACGAAGATAGATTTTCTTGCCGCCCGAACCACCACCCGATCCGTTACTGGTTTTGGCTGCTTTCAGATCAACTTTCCGTTTTTCTTCAGCACCATTCTCTGCCTCTTTCGTGGCTTTGAGAGTTTTAATCTCTTTCCAGTTGGTGAACAATTCGTCTGCTGCATCAAAATCATACTCAGCATCAGCAGCTTGGAACAGTTTCGACCGAATCTTAGAGGCTCCGATCCATTCAGCGAAAGCTTCATCCTTGACAATATCTTTAAAATCTGGGTGAGCATCGCGTAGCTTTAACTCAGTTTCCATTTTCTTGATAGATCGTAGACCAGCTTCGTATTGTGGATCACGATTGGCAGACTCTTTTTCTTGCTCATTTGCTCCTTTTGTGGCAGGTTGCAGTTGAGACTTAAGGTATCCATCAACGATCTTGCGTAACTCACCTAGCTCATGGCCTTGCTTACCGATCAGTTTCTCTGCTTCCAAAGCAGACTGAGCGATTTCCTTAGCCGTTTTACCCCGGAACTTTGCAGGAAGGTCATTCTCTACATCGTGTTCCAAGTCTTTGATTTCGGGAGTATCCTCAATTTCAGTTAATGGGGATAAGACATCAACGATTTGCTCATTACCACTATCTTGTGTATCACTCATTTTCCAGTCCTTTATAAGATTGTTGGAAATTACTTCATTTCGTCATGCTGCCGTTCGTGCTTGATTTCCCAAGCAAGTTTTTCGGCGTGGTGACGTTCCCACTTTGCTGCTGCATCTGGAAAGTCTCCCGTGAAGGGTTCCAGATAAATTCCTACCGGAGTGATTACTTTCTCACTCGCTTGATGACAGACTTTACATATTTCAGGAGCATCCCGACTATCCATGCGTCTAAAACTTTCCTGAGAATGGTTATTAGGACAAACATAGGTATAGATTGGCATTATCTCTCCTCTTCTAACAACTGGTCATACGCATCCCGAGATAGAGTCTCTATGGATGTAATCCATTCGAGGATAGACAATTCCCCTTTCTTAAAATGAAGTTGCTCAATGGTGGAAAGATTATGGATATCTCCAGTCTTTATTGCTGCTAGATTTACATCCTCAATAAAATCTTTCCATCCTTGGGATGCAAACATTTCCATCCGTGCTTCATAATACTTTTCAAGAGTCTTATCTATGATTCTCTCCCTGTTACAATGTAATTCTACGAGTTACCCCAATCGTACCCACTGCTGCGGTATTTGATACCCCAGTGACAAACAAGGGGCTAGTAGGGATCGTAGTTTGTGGGGACAGAGCTAATAGCTGGGTGGCCCACTTTGCATTGGCACCTGAAGTGCTAGTTACGTTGCCAGTTGAGGCTGTGTCATAGTAGGAAGCCGTCCTACCTACGGTCTGCATATTCGAGCCAGTACCCACACCATTTCGACTTGTCCAAAAGGTAGGGGTAGAAAACGAACCTGTTGCAGCAGCGTTCGTTGCAATGGCACAGAGCAGAGTGTTATTTACACTTGGGGTTACAGAGCTATGAGTAACCGTAGTTCCAGTTCCGCTATTGGTACTGGAAGCATTAACTGGGGTATTGGTATCAATATCCTTCAATGCCCAGATATAGCCATTTACTGCATTGGCTACATTAAATGTCCACGTATAGTTGGCAGGCTCTCCATTTGCCACTTTCGTATAGGTGGAAAGTTTGGCGTCAGTAGACGTTGCGCCACTGCTGTTGGTAGCAATCAGTGTCCAACCGCCCGGAGGCGTAATGGTGGCATTTCCGTTATACCCAATACTAGCCAGCATTAGGTTGCCATTGACCGTTCCAGAGGGAACGGCGACAGTCAGAGTAGTGGATGCATTGTTAAATGCATTCGCATTGTTCAGGAAACTACCTGAGAGTGGATCAGCCAGAGCTTGGCGTGGTGTACCACCACCCCCGATGCTGGAAGGGCTATTGTTGCTAACCACCCGGAGGGCACCCATCAACTTGATCTGGTCGCCAATCCACGGAAAGGAGGCATTGTCAATCCATCGCTGGAAGAAAGCAAAGCCATAATCATTGTTGAATTCAACTGCTTTGCTTCCCGCTGTACCATTTTCGATATTCCAGCACCAGCTTGGCCCCCATGTATCATCCACGATATAGGCTCCATAGTTTTGGAGAGTCCATGCTAGTTGTAAAGCAGGTTCGGTAACTAAACCGAGAGCAGCAATATTAGTGGTTGGTGGGATCGCCAACAACGCACCCATTTTCATCTGTGAGTTAGAAGCATTAGTAGCATTGGAGTTGGCACCATAGTGTCCAACTGCATAGCCATCAGCCCCAATGGCAGGCCAGCGATAGCAGTCTGCCCATGTGGCACCTGCATACAGGAATTGCCGAGCATAGACGTTAAGCTTGAGGACATGTTTTGGCCCTTGTTGGCCGGGTCGTAATTCACCCACCCGAATGCTGCCACCGAGGGCAGACAGTCCAGAGCCACCATGTGCCCCGGTAGCACCAGAGCCATAGAAATCTACTTCATTAAATGTTACATAAGCAGTTGCACCACCCCCAGCCGTACAGCGAGTGAAAGGTTGGTTTTGAGCGATGGAACGGCGGTCTGCTTTTAGGAAAGCTGCTGAACCATTTTCACCATTACTCGGAATTACAAAAGAGTTTGGAATTGGAATGGTATCCAAACTCCCACCTGTGGCTCCACAACGGTTCCCACCACCCCAGCCCACGCTGCTATAGCTAACCGTTACATTAGGGGAGCTAGGGCTTTGGACGATAATTTCTTCATCCGTCTGTGGCAGAGGAGCATACAGCGTACTGGTTGAGTCAGTCGGATCAATTGGCCGACTAAGGTTTGCAGCAGCATATGTAGCTCCGCTTCCAATTGGAGTGTTCCAGATGCTATCTATAGCAAAGGGTTGCACATAAGGATTTCTAAAATTTGCCATTAGCTCAATAGTCCCGGTTTGTAAGTGGTGTTTTCATCTAGTACAATGTCAGCGTTGTGTTCTTGAATCGCTTTCAATGCATAGAACTTGACCAATTGCTTTTCTTTAGCATCAATCAGAGCCTTGCTTAAAATGCCCCTTTTCATAGCTATAAAGGTATTCATTTCCGTCATAATGTTGGTGACGGTATGAGATAGAACATCCTCACCAATCTCTGGGTAATACTCACGCACCATATCATTTAGAGGATTATCCGAACCCCCGATGGTACGCAGTACCCAATTCAATGCATGATCGGGTTGAGCCAATCGTTTCTTAGGCTTCGCCGTCTCATTGTTATTCGTCCGTGGAGGTGGCGGAGGAGGCTCAGGAGAGTGGGTAATCTGTACTGACAGAACACCTAGCCCCATAGTCCCTTGCACACCTGTTACCACACCCTGCGCACTACCATGTGGAACCAGAGAACCTAGCCCAGCAGGGGCCGATACTTGGGTGATATCATGGTGAATCGTCACAGTGAGCGATCCAACTCCACCTGTAGCTGCTGTACCTGTTAGCTGCGCATTGGTAGCAATCCGAGGGGTAAGCGTACCTACTTGCCCTATCCCTTCCACACCATGCACTTCAGGGACAGCAATAGTTCCTACGCTAGTAGGGGCTTCTAAACCAGTTATGGCCGCACGATGGGAAGCCGCCACTGAGCCAATGGCACCTGAAGCAGCCACCCCTGTCAGACTCACATGGGTGTCCGTTACAGCCGCTTTAATCTCAATTGCAACTCCACCAATGGATTCTGAATCCGGGCTGTAAGAAACATTTACAGTTGTACTACCTGCTGCTTTAAACTCTGTAATCGAAAAGTTAGTCCGATTACCATTTGTATGAAGAGTGGTATAACCACTCCCTGCAGTCGGGGTAGTTGCCCCGGTGTCCGTTACATTCCACGTAGAGGCAAAAGCACCATAAGTAGCATTTGAGGCACTGCCCAAAGCTGCCAGAGAAATCGACAGATTAGAAGCAGGCCATGTAGGCCCAGTTTGCGCCCCTGCCGATTGTACGATGGCACCAGAGCCATTCGTACCTGTGGTATCTACACCAGCAAATTCAACCAGACTCCAAGTAATGGTGTCCAAATCCCCAGAACCCGAGGGATAATTGATCGTGATTGCACCAGCCGAAGGGCTGGCACCCAAAGCACGGAACACGGACACATTACCGTTCATGTTCACAGTTGGAGAGCCTGATGCGTCAGGCCAGAAATCTTGTGATCTAACCAGAACCCACGTTAAGCCGCAACCCGTGATACTGTTTGGCCCTTGGAAGGGAGTAGCAGCAGTCAGTCGGGTAGAGGTAACGGTCAACAACTGCAAGGTATTTGCAGTCGGAGTTACACTAGCTGTAACAAACGGAAATGGCTCTAACCAGTCAATCCCACTTGTTTTAGTATTATAAGTAATAGCCATTGGATTCCTCTAAAAATGTTGGAGAAGGGCTACAGCTAAATAGCCCTACCCAATTGTTTGAGGAATTAGGCGATGCGGATCAACGCATTCGTGCTATCGTTGGTAGGCATATCCAGCAAGAGAGTACCGGCAGTCACGGTTTGGGAACCAAACGTAAAGACTGCGACAGCATTCTTACCCGCAGCGGTGTTGTTGTACAACACGGCGCAGTCAAAAGCCGAAGACAAGGTAACTCCACTAAAGGTAAAGCTGCCACCCGGCGTGGTGTACGCCGTAGTACCGAAGACTGCTGGGGCAGCAAAGGCGGTAACTGCCACGCCACCAGCGGTGTAACCCGTGCCCGAGACTTCACCAGTAGA